GAAAAATCCGGGTGCCGACCAGGGCGGACACCTCTGGCGAGGCCAGCAGGCGCTGGCGGACCAGAATTTCGACCTCTAGCGCCATGGCATCACCACCATTACCGCTTGCCCCTGGCCTTCGCGGCCGCCTGAAGAACGGCCTCGCGGAACACGTCCCCGGCCTCCTGCACAGCCCGTGCGCCAACGGCGTCCAGCGCCGGCCGCAGCCAGGGGCGGGCCGCCATCTTGACGGTCCCGGTCTCATGGAANTTCAAATAGAACCCCCAATCTGTGGCTCCGATTGCAAACGTCGCCCGGTTGGGCCAGCGCTCGACATTGATCCACTTGATTGTCCGGTAGGCGTGCCCTTTCCCCGGGTGGCTCGGACCACCCGGGTGCCTAGGCGCTCTGCGGCGGGCCTCTTCGCCGATCCGTTTGGCCGCTACTCTGGCGGCCTTGGTGACGGTGGAGCGCTGCGTGTTGCGGCGCATGGTCTCAAAGGCCCTCAACACCGCCTTATGGCCTTGCATCTCGAAACGGATTTCCATGGGTCGTCATTCCGCCTTGGATGCTCTCCAGGCCGCTANTTCACCCGCCCAACGTGACAGGCTCCTCACCAGCGGCGTGCGTCACATACTCCACCTCGTGAGTCGTGATATCGTCGAGGCTCGCCTCGATGCGAACGCGGCGAATCCCCTTGACCTTCTTGCCGTCGATATAGAGCGCCTTATCGTTGAACCTTGAGCCCTGCACGAAGATCAGCTTTGGNACCTCGTCAAACTCAAGAATGATGCGCTTCTTGAGGTTCATACGCCCCTCCCCTAGGTCACTNGTTTAGAGCGGCTGCACANACAAGCTCCGTCATCTCGCCCCGGTCGTAGGTACGGATGATGTCGTAGCGGCGCCCCTGGTACCGCAGCGCCCGCTCATCCTGGTACTCGATGGAGCGCACCTCGAACATGACCTCGGGCATGAGCCCAGCCATGTGTGCCGCGTAGAACTCGCTCTGCCGCACTGACCGCCGGTTGGCGAACACCTGCCGGGCCGTCTCGACCTCCCGCATCTCGCCCGTGAGCGGGTCCTGCTCCAACGTCCTCGACAGCAGTTCAATGACGTCTCTGAACAGCACCGCTCACGCCCCCAGGTAGTCCTGCGACAAGGTCAGGTGCATCTTCAGCATGCCGTAGGCCCGCTCCAGGCGCTCGGCGTCGGGGTTGTCAAATCCGAAGTGCGCCTTGCAGTACGTGACGATGGCCCTCTTGATGAGGGGGTCGGACTCGTCCAGCTTAGCCGGGTCCACGCCGGACAGGCGCAGGTCGGCTTTGGCGGCCTCGATCAGGTCCTGCACCTCGCCGTCGTAAGCGGTGGTGCCGGGGCTGATGCGGAGAGCCACTTTGACGTCATCGAGCAGGGCCATCGTCCGTCACCTCAGCGAAAGTGAGCGCCGGACACCAATCGGTGCCCGGCGCCACGTCCTTAGTCGTTGCCGTTCGGCTCGGCCTTCTTCTTGATGAGCACCACGCCGTTCGGGTCGGCCAGCTTACCGTCGGCGATCATCGTGGCCTTGCTGATCCACTCGTCCGTGTTCTCGTCAAAGTAGCGACGGTACGTAATGGCCATGTTGGAGTTGACCATGTAGTCCTCCAACCGGACCAGGATGCCCACGACATCACCGACGTCCGCCTCGTCGATGGACGGCAGCAAGTCCTCGACCGCGATAACCTCTCGGCCCAGGAACCGCTCTTCAATGGAGCCGTCCAGGCCATAGTTCACGCGGGCAACGGGCTGGCCGGTGCTGTCGACCATGCCGACGATGTACTTGTGCCAGTCGGCGTCGTTNAGGATNAGCACCATACCGGAGCGATAGGGGCGNGGCATCTTGGCGAAGAGCNCCGGCCAGGTCGNATACTTCCCGAAGTCCTCCGGCGCGACCGTAACGACCTGCCTCGCCGGAATATTGATATGGTTGATGATNCCCAGCGGCTGACCGGTGCCGGTGCCCGAAATGATNGCCTTGTCCAGCGCCTTGACCATCGCCTCGGCAATGTTGTCGGCAATCGTCTGTTCGAANATAGGCAGGGCAACAACCGACGCCACCAGCTCGACGGCCACGCGGACCTGCAGCTTGTGGTAGCTGAAGCTGATCGAGGCGTTGACCGTCTTCTTCTGCTTGTCCGCGACCTGGCCGGCGGNAAGCCACACAGCCGTGGGCTTGACGGTCGANACCGGGATTTCCACGCCGCCCTGGATGCTGGTCTTGGTGACCCGCGACCAGATGCGACCAACCTCCTCCATCTTCTCCACGATCCGATTCAGAATCGTGGTCGGGATGACGGCNCCAATGTCCGAAGGCAACGTGGTCTCGTCGGCCCNNAACTCCANGATGTCGGATTTGATACCCCGGGTGACGTAGTCCATGAACGCCCGGCGGTACTCNATGGTGTCGTACCGGTCGACGGCACGGGGCTCCACAGTGGCCTTCTGCACCGACGTGGACTCGATCACCCGGACTTCGGGCGCCGTNCCGGCCTCGATGCTAGCCGCCACGTCCAGGCGCCGGCGCAGCTCCTTCTCCTCGTCGGCCAGACCCTTCAGCTCCTTTTCCAGCGCGTCCAGGTCGGCATTCTCGTCCGTCTCCAACAGCTGGCGGATCTCAGCCTTCCGGGCTTCGATCTCCTGCAGACGTTTACGCAGGTTCATGTTTTCACGCTCCTTACAAGTAAGTTTGAAGGATCAGCTTGCGGCGCCGCTTCTTAGCCGCCTCCGCGGCCCGGCGCTCGGCCTCCGCCTGCGCCATGAAGTAGCTCCGCGCGCTGATATAGGTATCCTGGTACGCCGGGGTGTCCACCGCCGAGACGTCCCAGATGCGCTTGAACCTCAAAATGCGGCGGGTACGGGTGTCTCGGTCGTAGGAGTCCTCCGCGACCGTGAAAGCGAAGGACATCTTGTCGATGTCGCCCCGCTTGATAAGCTCGTACAGATCCCGGCCCGCCGTCGTGTTGGCCAGCTTCGCCCGCACAAGCAATCCCTCATCGTCAGGGATAAGCTCCAGGGTCTTGTTCCGGGTGCGGGCCATGACCATGACGTTGTCGCTGTGGTTGTACTTGAACGGCACGTCCTTGAGGTCGGCNCCNTCCAGAGCCCCGCGGGCGATAACCTCGTAGTACGTGACGCCGTCGATTTCAAACAAAACGGTCGGGCTCTCGTAGACGATGGCCCGACCTTCGACGATCATCTCGTTCGCATCGCCCGCCGGCTCGACGGCCCGCAGCTCGGCCATGCGGATTTCCCGCTGGGGTCGAACCGCCGACCGCTCATCCCACTGGGCGAGGCAGACGGCGTACCGCTGCGACTCGTCCGGGAACTCCTCCTGCATGGTCTCGTCGGCCATGCANCGNTNGATGAACTCNTCCTTCGTNTCGCCGTCATTCGGCTTGGGAAGCGGCATCGCCATCGCCTCCTTCGTTGGACGGTGCAGCGCCGTCCGTCTCGTCCACCGGCCTTGTGTCCAGCCTGCGAATCGGAATGTCCCCGCCAGGAACTGGCGGCAGATTGAAGACCTCCGCCAGCTGGTTCGGGGTCATGATGCCGCGGTCAACAAGCTGGACGAGCTCCAGCTTCGTTCTCACGCTGGCATACTGCAACCTGTTGGCCTCGAACACGATTTCGTTGCCGTGGCCGATTTCCCGNTCGCTGAANAGCTTGGNCGTGAACTCCAGGCTCATCTGCACGGCCAGCGGCTCGATGGTGCTCTCGTAGAACGCATTCCACTCGTCTTCGGTATAGCGGCCCATCACAATGTTTTCGTTCACGCCGAAGTACCGAAATACGGCGTCCCGCAGCTCCTTCATCTGGGCCGCGTTGACCATCTTNGGCTCGGTGTTCAGCGGGATGTACTCAGCCTTTGCGTCCAGGGCCGCAATCCCGCCGGCATTGGACACCGTAAGATACTCCTTGACGAACCGCTCGCGCTGGGCCTCGATGTCCGACTCCTTGAGCATCCCTTGAAACTTGAGGATGCCCCGGAGNGCGGCACTTGTCTTGACCGCCTGTGCCAGCCCTTCGTTGGTCGTGTGGATCGCTGACAACGTGGCGTTGATGGGCTGGTTCGGGCTGCCCAGCAAGTCGTTGTTGTAGTAGTGCCGCCGCAGATGGATAACGTCGCTGTAGGGTAGCACCACAGTGCCACCCTCCATAAAATAGAACTTCACATATAGCGTCCCGGCGCTGTCCTCCAACAGCTCCGCCGACACGCAGTTAACTGGNTATACNGCCACCAACCGCCCGCCCTCCCAGACCGGGTAGGCCCAGGCATTGTTGTCCATCATCAGCGTCGTAACCAACTTGTAAAGCAGGTCGTAGGCCGACATCCGCGCGTTCGGACGCAACGACAGCACCCGCTCGATGTCGGAGCGGACGTGAATAACCTCACCGTTGACCCGGCGGATGTGCTTGGCCTTCAGCTTGGCCGCATTGCGGGCGATGGCGTCAACGGCGGCCCGCACAACATCAGCCTCATACGGCCGTTCGCCCCATGGCGTGAAGATGGGCGTGTAACCGGCCATCACCTTAACCTGGGCGAGCCCGGTGCGCCGGCTGAACAAGCTTCCGAACAACCGCTGCAGCCAGTTGCGCTGTTCCACCGGGGCACCTCCTCATATCAGTGCCTTGTAGTCCTCAAGCTTTTGTTGGAGCACCGTATAGGCGATGATTAGGGCCACCGCAGGGTCGATGCGCTGGCGCTTGTTCTGGCCCTTCACGGGCCGGATGTTCTCGTTCTTGTCCACCTCGACGGCCAGGTTCGTCAGCGCCCACTTGAGCAGTGGGTTGTTGTTGTAATTGATCCGCTTGGCCGCAAGGTCCGCCTTCAACACCTTCATGGGCGCCGACAGCGTCTTGGCCCCCATGATGACGGGTAGGAGGTTCTCCTTCCTGGTGTAGCCCAGCCGGTTCTCCATGTCCTCGACCCACGCGGGCGAGTTCCAGCTGTCGTAGCCGACCCAGAAGACCGAGATGCCGTACTCATCCCGCAGCTTGGCAAACCAGTCGGTTACGTACCGATGGTCGATTCGGTTCCCCGGGCAGGGCGTAATCAGCCCCCGCTCGACCCAGCGGTCGTAGGGAACCTTGTCCTCCTTAGCCCGCTGCTCGATGGTGTCGCCGGGCATAAAGCCCTGAACGAGCGCGTAGAGCTGACCATCAGGACGCATGACCAAGATGGCCGCGGCCGTCAGGTCCGTAGTGGCCGACAGGTCCACGCCGCCGATGGCGTAGGTGTCCCGCAACTCGTCCAGGCTGAACGTCGCCTCGTTGTTGGCCTCCTCGAACGTGAGCCAGGTCCCGGCGCTGGTCTCGCGGACGTTGAAGTCCTTAGTGAGCACGGTCGGCAAGAAGTTGCTATCATTCTTCGCCCGCTCGACGTTNGCCGCCAGTTCNTCGTAGCTCTTGATGGTGCCCAGGCCTGGGTTGGCCTTCTCCCAGGCCCTGAAGTCGACCCACTCGCTCCTGTCGTCCAGCTCATACAGGAACGCCAAGAACCGCTCGTCCTCGACCACACCGTCCAGCACCCGGCACGCGTAGTCGTAGATGTCGTCGTAGATGCACTCCCGGACGAAGCCGGCCGTCGTAATCATGGCCAGGAGCGGCTGCGTCCTGGCCGTCATCGACTGCCGCATGACGTCATACAAGTTGCGATCCCTGATGGCGTGCAGTTCGTCGATGATCACACAATGTGAGTTAAAACCGTCAAGGCTTTTACTTTCGGACGCCANCGGCTCGAACTTGCCAAAGGCCACCGGGAAGTACAAGTCGGTTTTGCGCTTCTTCAGGTGCTTCCGCAGCGCCGGCGACTGGCTGACCATGTTAACAGCTTCGGAAAAAACGATGCGCGCCTGGTCCCGTTTGGTCGCCACGCAGTAGACCTCGGCGCCGCCCTCGCCGTCGCCCACCANCATGTACAACCCGATGCCGGCCAGGAGTGTCGACTTGCCGTTCTTCCGGCCNACCAGCAAGACGAACTCCCGGCAACGCCGGTGGCCAGTCTCCTTGTGGACGAACCCGAACACGGCCTGGAGCAACGCCTTCTGCCAAAGCTCCAGCCGCACCGGCTGCCCGATCCACTTGCCCTTGCTGTGGCGGCAAAACCGCTCGATGAACTCAATTGGGGCGTTTGCCGCCTCTAAATCAAAAACCCACGGATCCCGTGGGCTTTCCAACTCGACGACGAGCTTCTGGTATTGCTGCCTTACCCGCTTCGAGACAACGACCTCGCCGGACTGGATCTTCTCCCAGTACGCGAGGATGTAGTTCTCGGCCACTATTTGCTCCGGCGCTTCACGAACGCCATCAGCTCGTCGGCTTCGGTCTTCTGCTTGTCGCCGTCGGGCAGCAGATCGATGAGTTGCTTTACCACCGCCGAGTAGCGGTTGATGAGTGCCGCGTACACCTTCGTGGCCGGGTGCTCCCGCAAAAACCGCTGCGCGCCCTGCTCAAACAGCTCGATGACACCCTCGCGGTCAATGATCTCCCGCGTCTCTTCGAGCGTGGCCCGCATAAACGCAGCCTCTTGGATCAGCCCGTCGACGATCTTGCGTTTATCTTCCGGCAAATCCTTGAAAACTTTTTTAAGTCTCGTCAACTCAGTCTTAATTTTCTTAGCTTTCTCTTCCGTCGCCGAAGTCCGGCTATCTTCGACCGGGAAATCAATCACT